TGCTGATTCTTCATTAATATATGGAGTTACCATTCAATCATATCTATACATATAAGCCATATATTTACATAACCTTGAATAAATACCGCTTGTTTCAAAATAAAAATTTGAAATTTCTCGCATTTCTTCGTAATCATTATTATAAAGAGATTTTAAAATTGCTTCTTTTCTAGCTAATCTTTTATCAATTTGTTGATAACTACCTAAATCTAGAATAGCATCTTCCAATGTTTTAGCTCCAACTTTTATTTTTGAAAAATCAATAGGAATAAAACTATCATTTGCTTCTATATCTTTGGTGCTATCAATAGACATTTGAAAGCCCTTCTTTTTAATTTCTTTTTTTCTATTTATCAAGATAGACACCTCGCTTCTTAATTTCTATTTTAGTATATCATATTTTTTTATGTATGTCAAAATTTTTAATATCCACCTTTTGAATAATATAAATTCATAATGTAATCATAATTTATTCTACCTTCAACAGTGTATGGTATTTCAATAAGAATAATATTATTTTTCTTACAATATTCTCTTTTTTTCATATCATTATATTGTTGCTTGTGTAATCCAACATAACCACCAAATTTACTTTTTGGATTATAATGTTGAATACCTTGATATTCAATTAAAAATTCTAAATTATTCTCATCATCAAAAACTGCGAAATCAAACCTTAGCGGACGACCGCTAGTGCTAACCAAATCAGGAAAAGAATATTCTTCTTGAAAAACAACTCCCGCACTTCTAAGAACTTCTTCAATTTTAATTTCTCCTCTACTTGCTCTCATATTAAAAACCTCCATTTTTCATAAATATGAATTAGGATACTAAAATATTTTCTACGATAATATCAATATTTTAATACCCTAATAAGTTAAGATTGCCCAAACTTTAATTTTTTGAATAAAAAACCATACTTGAAATATCTCTTTTTTTTCTTTTCTTTCTTCTATCTTCTTCTTGTTTTATATAATACATTCCATACTCAAAAGCAGAAAATTTATCTTTCTTTATCCCTCTATTATTTTGTTTTAGAATGATATTCATTCCTTCATTCTCTTCTACTAAATTTCATTATCTTTATATTGAGCGCAACTCCAATACCGTATTATATACGCTCTAGTTTTCACTAGAAGTTGAGACTATTTCTTCACCCTACAATTTTAGGGGTCTTCCATTTTGATTTAAGGGATTCTCACCCGCCGCATTAGCTTCGGCCCTACTCCTGTTGGTGCTTCTCATCACCCAAAGGGATAGTCGTTGAACATTCTATTTATATTTCCAATAACTATTACAACATTTAGTTTGATTCTTTAATTGTTAGTATAAAAATATATAAATAGCTTTGCTGCAGATTGCCCAATTTTTTCATTACTTTTTAATATGAAAAACTCTAAGGGTTTTCCTGCAATTAAGAAGATTATTATTCTTAAGTATTACTACCTAAGCTGCCAAATTTAATCTTAGCATTTCATCTTTTAAAATAGTTGTTTGAGTAAAAGGCATAAGTTCTTCTGCTCTTTTATCTGGTGTCATGTTTTGACCAACTTTTGTTGACATTAATTTAGTTTTTGCTTGATTTTCATCAATTAAAAATTTTACTCTACCATTATACATTTGAGTCTGCACATAAGAATGAGCTTCAGTATTGATTGGAGCATTTGCTTTCATTAAATACATGGCGTCATTTTCTACTCCACTACCTTTTATCTTCTTATAGGTCTCAATTATATCTTCAGAAGTTCCTCCAGATACTCCAAAAGCAGGTAAAGCATCTCCGGTTTCTGGGTCTAATTGCGTTTTAGTCATAAAATCAACTAATCCAATTCCGAAGTCCATTAGCATCTATAACTGCTTGACGAGCTTTATACCTATAAAATAATTTTTTTATATTGATTGCTTGTATTTCAAAATCCTCCGCATCAAAAGAGTAAATGTTTACAATTGATTTTAAAGCTGAACCTTGAACTTGTGGAGTAACTTTAATAACCACAATTTCGGTAGTGCATTTTAAACGCCCAACATCAATTCCAAGAACGTAATATTGAGATTTACTATTGCGTCCGCTAGCTTCTCTCTCAGGCTGAAGCAATACACGGTGTTGGTCAAATTTCTCTGCGGAGAAAAATGCGTTCTCTGCATCTCCGCTCCATTCAGATTCATATTCTCTTGAAAAAGAGGCGTCATTGTAAGTTCCATCCATCTTTAAACCTTGAATGAAGTTTTTAGGTTGTAATCCTTCCATAACTGGAATTCTTCAAGTTCCGCCTAGCATTATAGCTTCGTCAGGATTAATTATTTGTTGTATTAATATTTGAATTAATTTATCATATGAAAATGAATTTTTCCAGCCGAGCTGTTGTTCCTTTTATTCCAGTGTAGTCGTTAATTACACTGCGCTCTTTTATGAGCTGCTATATATTTCTATATAGAGTAGACTATATCTTCACCTTATCTCTAAGGGCCCACCGCTTCGACTCACTTGAGTCTACTCCCCGAAGGGATAGTCGTTGAACCTTCTATAAATTAAATTATAGCTTGGCTGCTGATTACCTTCAACATTACTTGCTAAGGCTTTCCAGCAATTCAATGGGTTTACTTCTACTAATCGCTTAGTAGTGATGCTATTTTATTTTTTTGTTCATCTGTTAACTTTATATATTCTAGTGTATAATCTCTATAAGATTTTCCTTCCTCAACACATATTATTGTATTGGTGCTTTTAACACCAATTTTTTTAGCTAGATGTGTTCTAGGAATAATATTGTTTTCTTTATTATATAAAATCATAAAAACTGCTGTTTTATCTAAATGTCTTTTACCTTTTATAATAGTAGTATGCGCTTTTTGTTCAATAAAATTCGTGCTTTCACAAAAAGTTTCATACAAGTTTTTTCTTTCTTTTAAAGACATTTTCTCATATTTTTCTTTATATTGATTATGATTAATTCCTTGTTTGATTCTACTAATAGTTGTTCTAGATACTCCAAACATATCTGCAAGAACTTGCCCCGGTTTAGACTGAAATTCTAATACCGATAGAATACTTAAAACATCTGTTTCAGTAAGATGACTGCCTCCATTAGTAGCTCCAAAATTTCCACCTTCATTTTGATTATATCCATTTTTGTAACTATCATAATATTTGATATACTCTTTTTCTTTTTCTCCAATCTCATAATCGCTTATGTCTCCAGAATATTCAATACTAAAAGTGAAATTTGTTTCTCCATAAATATTAAATTCTTTTTGTAAAAAACTATTATCATGACATTTTCTTCTAAGATCTGAAAAATGTCTATTTCTTCTTCTTGCTATATTATTTGTTAAACCAATATATTTTTTATGATTTATTTGATTTTCTATCTTATATATATAATACATAATAACACTCCTTTCGTTATTATATATTAAAATTAAGCACAGATTTTTGTTAACTTTTGTCCAAAAATCTTAACATATATCTGGCTCTTGTTTGCAACTTCTTCTTCATGTCTTGAACCATCAGAAAGACGTCTATCTACAACCATTGTAGGAAGTATTACTTCATTTAATTGCTGTTGATCAATCAGAATAACCTCCTCCATTAAACCACCCGTAGCACGTTTACCACGAGAACTTTGTTGTGCAGCCATAATATCTAGTTTGCTACCATTCTTAAAGATATAAGTTACCTCATTCTTTGATGCTTTTGAAGCTCCTCTTGATCAATCTATTTCATTTTTTAAACCAGGAATTAGTTTAACTAATTCATCAGCCTTTTCTTTCGCGATTCCAGCTGCCTGTTCCTTTCCCCCAGTTGTAACGAAGAAATGCGCGCCTGGATAAAGAACACATCGCAACATTAAAACTAATACAGCTAAAAATGATTTAGAATAACCACGAGGAAAAGTTGCATAAGCATATTTGTGACGCATTACCGCCCTTAAAAATATTCTTTGATAAAAATATAATTGAAAATTTTCAGGGTTATTTCCGCATAAAAATTCAATAAACATATCTGGGTATTCACGTCAATAGGCAACATACTGTCTTATAACAGGTATTTGCGCTTTAATACGTTCTTCTGATATACCTATTTTACCATTTGTTCTCGAAGAAGATAGAGCTAATAAATTTGCCAAAGCCACTAAATATCATCTCCTAACTGTTCTTCATCTAATCGTTTTTGTTCTTCAATAGCATTATGATATTCTTCAAAATCATTATCGCTTAACTCTACTTCTTGGTCAAAGCTTTCTTCCATTTCTTTTTGAATTTGAATTTTCTTTAACGCATCTTCAATCTGTTTACCAAAACCTAAATCTTGAGTAACAAGTTTTTTGACATAATCATTCATGTCTTTTAGAGTTGCATCTACTTTATCTTGAGGAATATCAGTTACATATCGAGGTATGAAACCTTCTTTCTCACACAGAGCAATTAATTCACCAACAGAGTCAACATATTCATCTTTGTCGTCCTTATTTT